GTAGGTGAACGTGTCCTCTGTGCCAGCGCGAATCACTGTGTTGATGCCAGTGAACGTGACGGTGTTGGTGCCGGTGTTTCGGATCGTCAGCGTCGTGCCTGGGTACGTAAACCCGCCAACGCTGAACGTCATGTTGCTGGATCCTGTGATCTCCACCCGACTCGGCAGCAGGTCGCCGGGAATTGAAAGGTTTGTCGTCGCGCCCGAGACCGTGAAGTTGGTGGTGATAACCGAAAGCGCCGGCTGACTCTGCGTCCAAAGCTTAATCGGGACATTCGCGGGAAGCTCGTAGTCGCTGGCAATGTCGGTCGGCGCGGAGTGGATCTCCCAATCGCGGACCAAGGAATTGGTCAGGCTCAAAGCCTTACCACTGTCCGATGTGATGGCGTTGTCCCGCCACCGGAACCCATAGAGCGTGGTGCCATTCGTGTCACGCAAAGCCCATGTCCCGCCCGTAAAGTCCTGGTAGAAGTAATTGCGGGTGACCGACAGAGCGCTGTGCTGGCCCGGTCCAAGGGCGATCGGGTTCTGAGTGAATACCTCAAAGTAATTGTGGTCGATGCTGTTGTTGATTTGACCTGAACCAACAACGCCTTCCGGATAAATTCCGTAGCGCAGACTCTGAAAAACATTCGCTGTGAAGTCGTGGTTTGCCACGCCCCCTTTCCAACGAATACCGATCGCATTGGTAAATCCTGGCGACTCAAACTTGTTCCGAAAGATTGAATTTGCTGTCGCTGAAACACCATTAAGATCCAGCCCGATGTCAGAGTTGTTTATGAATGTGTTGAAGGTGATCAGATGTCCGTAGTTCTGATTGCCAGTCAGCAACACGCCAACGCCGTTCGCCCTGTAGAAGTCATTTCCAACGATCTTGAACTCCGTCGAATTGTTGATGGTCAGGATGTTTGTCGCGGTGTTGTTCGCGTCGAACCAAAGATTTTCGATGGTGACGTGCCGCATCGTGTGAAGCGTGAACATCGTCGATGCTGACGTGCCGCGAATGATGGACCGAAGCCCCGGCTGGCCTCGCAACGCCAATCCACCAACGAGCCCGGTTCCCGTGAAGCTTACGCTCGAAACCAGAATCGTCCCAACCGGGAACTCAAGCGTCGGGACGTTGTTGGAGTAACAGTAGTTGATCGCGGCTTGCACTCCTGCCGTTCCGTCTGTCGATCCGTCGCTCGCAACTCCAAACCATTCGGCGCGTTGAGGAATAGCAAGCCTGTCAGCCGAGACCCACTTACCTGAAACTGATCTGTTCGTTAGGTAGTGAACACCGTCGTGCGACTGTGTTGCGGATGGATCGTTCCGAAATGTTCGCGGTTGGCTGAATGGGACGGTTGCGCTGTAATTCCTGACTTGAATCTCCTCGCCAACAACGGGGCGTCTGGAGGTCAAGTCGGCAATCGTCGCGACGCTGTTAACTGGATTCATCTGCTGGCCAAAAGCCGCGATTGAAACGCACGCGCACAGCAGGCTAAGGAGTAGTGTCTGGATTCTCATTGTCGTCGCGTGTAGACCAATCCTGCCGCGGTCCCGGTGTCACCCTTGTTCTCCCACCAGCCGTAATCCTCGTTTGTTTCGGACTCGCGCACCCAGATTAGGTCGTACGTTTTACGGTTTAGTCGGACCTCTGCGACTGTTTCGAAATATCCAATCACAGCATCTGCCTCCGTTACGGTTGTGAGAATGTCTTCCAATACCGCATCTTCATCTGGCATCGCCATGTATGCCACGTTTCGCACTGCACCAACTCGGCACTCGAATCGGTACAGTCCAGGCACAAGATAAAATCCTGCCGGCACAATACCGCCAGCGCCAGTCGTGAACCACAGCTCTTGCCCCATTACGACGCCATTGGTCGTTTTGTGCGGGTAGTACAACCTCTGCAACAACACTTCCTTGCCAACGAGAGCCGCCTCTTGCTGGTCCAGAACATGCCCTGACAGTAGGTACTTTGCCATGCGTCACGCCTTCTTCAGTCGCCAGTCTTTGTAGTAGTCCGCAAGTGCAATTCTGAACCGCTTCACGATGCTGGCCTTTTCCGGAATGCTTCGGGGCCATGGAGCTTGATTCACTCCTTTGGACAGTAGGTAGTATTTCACAAGGCTACGTCCCTTCTTGCCTGCAAGGAATGCTTCCCCACGCACCCGCAGAATGAAAAGCTTTATGCCGAGTTGCTTCTCCAAGTCTCGCGCTCTTGTGCCATGCGCGTCCGGATGCGTCGGGATCGTCAAGGCCCTGGCTCGCACCGGAACAATCGGTCCGCCATTGATCTTCTGACGAATGCGCGTGTCCCGCACCATTACGGTCACGACGCCGTTTTTGATCTTGGGCTGGGCTTCGACCGAGTTCGAAATCTGCCGCCAGAAGTGAGTCCTGATGCTCCCCGCGCTGTAGAACGAATTCGGCTCGGCCGCGTCCTTCCGATTCCAGAACAGCTTGAGCATCGCAATGACCGCTTGCCCGGCCCTGCGGAGCGCAGCGGTTCTCCGTTGCGGACTCGCCATGTCGCGAAGCCGTTCCGTGACCTTGTTCGGTTTGACGTGAAGCTTCATTTCATCACGCCGCGAATCACGCCACGCGCAATCTCGTAACCGGGTCCCAAGTCCTTCAACAACTGTTGCGCCAATTTCTCGTCCTTCATCACGTTCGACTGCGGAGGTTCCATCGGCGGAATGCGCCTTGCCGATTGGGTTGCTGGGAAGCGAAGTCCAAGCTTCTCGCCTCGCGCACGCGCCATTCGTCGAACGCTCATTCCAGAGTTGTAATCGAACGGTGGGTAAGGCGTCCCGAACGCACTGATCGTTTTCCAAATCTTGTCGTTCACCGGAGCCACCATCTTGCCCTGGCGCAAAGCACGCCCAGCTTCCTGCCATCGCGTAGGCCAATCCCTCGGTTCCTGCCGCAATTCCTTTCGGTACATTTCCCAGAACGGATACTCGTCTAGCGCCTTTTGCGCGTCCACGAACTGACCGTATCCACGCGCCATGTCCACGTTCGTTCGCACAATCAAATCCAGTCGCGCCGTGCTCGTCAGGTCTTGGATCGTGCCTTCCTTACCTTTCGGTGCCTTGTACCGCGAACGCTCCACCGTCTCGCGCAACTTCTCGCGTGCCGCGAACGGAGAAATTTTCTTGTTCAACACGCCAAGCGTTACATCTCGGATCGCTTCGAGGATCTTGCCATTGCTGACTTTTGCGCTGAACACGGCCTGTTGCCGGATGCTCGTTCGTATCTCGCCAAGTTCTTGCGATGAAAGCTTCGTCTTCAGCAGCCCGACTGCTTCCATCTTCTTGACTGCAACTTGGAGCGTTCGGCTTGCCATACTCAGATTGCGCTTCCTTCCTGATCGGCTCGCGTCATCTCGGCCACTTCGCTCGTCGCCTCGTTGCTGTACTCCATCGGGTACACCGGCCCGTCGTCGTCCTCCGGATTGTCGCTTACAGGAATCTCTGGCCCTTTGCCTTCCGCGATGTCGCGCAACGTGCGCTCCGCCTGTTCCCACGTCGCCTTTCGGACACCGCTCGCGTCCATCACTTCCCCAAAGCTTCGCCCCATGATGCGCCAGCAAATGATTGCTAGGGCCACTTCCTTCATGCTCGCCGGCAGTGTCCCGGCCGGTCCCATGCTGTTGGAGTTTCGCTTGTAGGCCGCGATGTATCCACGCACGTACTCGACAACGTTCGTCGTGATGCCGGCCACAGGGTCCACCTCGGTCCCGTACTTTGCCGCGTTTCGGTACGCCTCAAGCTCGCGCCCGGCCAAAACGGTGCGGATGTCGGCTTCGCTAATCGTTGTCCAAGTCGCTGCCATCGTGTGTCCGTTCGTTTTAACAAAAATGGGGCGACACCCTACGGCATCGCCCCACAACCCTATCCCAACCCACAGCTATCTCAGGCGAAGCGCGTCACTGGATTGTCGGACCGACAAGAGTCTGCCACGGCGGCTTTGCCGAAATTGTGACCGTGATGTTCGTCGCGATGTTCGTCGCTGCGTTGCCGTATCGGTTGAACAGAAGGTAACGAGCACTTCCGACGTTGATGTTGGTGCACCAAGTGCGAAGCAAGGCTCCATCAATCGAGATACTCAACGTGGTGAAGGCCGTGGTCTCGAACGTGGTTCCGTCGATGCTTCGATGAATCGGAATCGTCAACGCTGCCGATGCGTTTGTGGAAACGTTCCGTGCGCTGATCTGGACGAAAAGATCGTCCTGCTTCCGAACATCCACGATTTCCGTATTGGTCGCCGTGGTACTGGCCGCAATGCTCGTCGGCACGTTGACCAGCGGTGCCGTGGTGCTCTGCGAGAGCGACGTGGTGGGAGCCTGAGCCATGACGGCCATCGGCAACACAAGCGCCAACACGAAAGCCCATGCCCCCGTGAACGCCATCGAAAGTTTGCGAGTGCTCATAGGTCGTTCTTTGCTGTCGTTTCGGTGATTGTTTCGGCGTTTGCTTATGCCACCGTCACGTTGACTCGCGCACCAGCAGCCGAGTTCACGGCCTTGATGTCGAAGGACCAATCGAACCCGAACACCTCGCCTCGCCCGTCCTGGGTCGTATAAGCTCGGGGTGCTCGACGCCACGAAAATCAGGACGCCGGTATCCAGCAGGTAGCTGTAGCTCGGGGTGACACCTTCGCCGGCCGTGTCGGCGACCACGTTGCTCACCATGATCTTCGGGTTCCCGATGAACAGGCTCGACGCCATCTCCTCGCTCACGTTCGGGATCGCCTTGTTGCCAGCCGCAACGAATCGGGAGCGAACCACGGGAGCGTTCTTGAACCGCTTCCAGGCGGTCGCACCGAAAAGCAGGCGCGTCTCCATGTTGCCACCGTACGGGACGTTCTGCCGAATCGTGAGAATCCCGGTGTCGATACTGTCCACGATGTCGGTCGTGGCGCTGTTGACGTTCACATCGGTCCCGGCACCAGCCGTGGCGAGCGCCAAGTCAATGGCACCCTTCTCGTGACTAAGCATCGCGATTTCGGCCGCGAGGTCAGCCGCTTCCATCGCGGCATTTAGTCCCACGAGACGCCCTTCCTGAATCTCCGAAGCGTCCAGCGGAACGTCCACACCGTTGATCGTGCAACTGTAGGTGCCGTCGTCGGCACCAAACCCAACCTGAACGGCCGGGTTGCCCGGGGACCGGCGCGTGTCCGGCAGCCGGAACCGGCTCTTGGCGTTGTAGACCTTGTACCGCCCGACCTTCGACGCGACCGAAACAGTAGGGGCGAGGAAGTCAGCGACGCGACCAATGCGAAGCTGCGATGCGTTCTGCGCGTATTCGATCAGGACCGGATTTGCGCTGAGATCAGAAAGTAGGCTCATTTGTTATCCTGTTGTAATGTGTGTTGCTGCGTTGTTCTTGGTGCGTGTTAGACCGTGACGGTTCGGCCCACAGGTCGAATCAGCACCAGCCCGCCGCTCGCCACGTCCGTCTCGGCAATCCCGGGAGACCAGTACGTGTCCGCACCAGCCCCAGTCGAAGTCACCACCTTGCCGAAGCTACCCGACAGGTAGACCGCGACACCCGCCACAATCGCGCCGTCCGCCACAACCCGGACGTTCCGTTCCGGACTCAGCGGTCGGATCGCAACGTTTGCGCCGTCCGCCACGGTTTCGAGCGCGACGAACGGGGTCACGTCCGCAACGTCGGTCGGCAGAATCACGCGCAGCTTGTTGTCGCTCGTGTCGGTCGTGATCTTAACGAGATATCCTTCCGTGATGGCACCGGAAGCGGTCGCGACAAGGTCGCCTTCAGTCGTGTTGGTCTGTTTTGCAGAAGTCATTTTTCAGTCTTTCGATGATTGTTTGCGGTTAATCGGTCAGCCTTCAGGCGAGCGTCACGTTGTGCTCGGATTCGATCTGGCGCATCGCCTGAATCGTGGCCTCGGCTCGCGTGCATTTCCGA